GGGAGCAAGAATTGAGCAAGCCCGCAAAGCAAAGTCTGCTAAGTGAAATACGATCCGAAAGAACTGTCCAATCGGGACGCATCCCAAAGATTAAACGTGTGCTGGATGGGATGGACGAAGCGGATCGCAAAGAACTTGTCGAAGCGTTAGACGATTATCTTGTCCCTGCTCCCGCAATCAGCAGGGTGTTAGAGCGACGAGGAATAGACTTGGATGCAGCTTCAATAAACAAGTACCGACGAGGGGAATTCGCTCATGTCATTAAGGGATGAATTAGAAGAGCAATCTCAACCGCCGGAGAACCAACGCGCATGGGCGGAGATAACCCCTGAAGGCGGAGAGATATCCACTGGAGTGTTACCTACACCGATTACAACTGACTGGACATCTGTGCTGGTTGGTTTCGGTTTGGACCCTGCCGTGTTTGAAGTTGTTGATGACACAGTACGAATGTCTAAATGGCAAACCTCTAAGCGTTTAGAGAACGGTGACCGAGACATTGCTTGGCTGTATTCGTATCGTGCAAGGTTCCGTCGCAGAACTTCACGGGTGCTGCCGGATCAAGACATTGAGGCGTTGCGTAAGCGTGTAGCCGGCTGGAAGCAACCGAAACGTGCTGTGCCTAAACCATCCGAGGAACCACCATCCACGTTCGTAGTGAACTGGGCTGACTTGCAGCTCGGCAAATCTGCTGGCGGTGGAGTAGAGGCAACCGTTGAACGGGTATTGGAATCATTGGAGAAAACAGTTCAACAACTCCATGACCTTCGCCGTAAGGGTAGGAACATTGAGAGTGCTGCACTTGTAAACATGGGTGATCCGTTTGAGGGATGCGACGGCAACTATGCCAGCCAGTTGTTCACTGTCGAACTGACACAGCGTGAGCAGTTGTTGCTCGGTGCAGACCTGTTCAGCAAAGGGATCACCACCCTTGCGTCAATGGTTGATGTCATGGAAATCATTGGCACACTATGCAACCACGGCGAATGGATGCGACGCAACGGCAAATCCGTTACTTCAGATTCAGATAACGCTGGTGGGTTCCTGATGGATATGTTGTTCCGAATCTTGGATCACCAGATACCGAACCTTGAATGGACAATCCCACACGATGAGATGGTCACAACCAAAGTGCTATCTGATGTGAAGGTTGCGTTCGCTCACGGCCACAAGATCACCGGCAAAGAAAACGATTGGCTCAATGCACAGTCGATAATGATTTTGCGTGAAGAGGGACGCGAACCTGACCTGTGGATCACAGCACACAAACATCACCTGCAAGTCACCGATCATGGTGCATACACCCGTATCCAATGCCCGTCAATGGACGGCGGATCAAAATGGTTCGCTGACTCTAAAGGTATTTGGTCAACCCCAGGCACACTCACTCTGCTCGTTGGTCGCCATGACAAACGGAACTGGTCAGACCTAGAAGTCCTATGAAAGACGCACGTTTATGCCCATGCGTATATCGTGGGGTGATCCCCCGCCCGCCCGAATGTGGAGAAAAGCCCGATGACTTTGAAGAATAGAACCGTCGTCTACGTCCTATGGGCTGACACCCATCTGTCCGAAGGTGGCTGGTTGAACATGGAAGATTACGAGGACGATGGTGAATGTCTCGTTGACACCGTAGGCTTCCTAATCCCAATCGGGGAACCAGGTTCCAAAGAGAAGCACGTCACCGTATGGCAAACGATTTGCAAAGAAGAAGGCATCCACGCTATACATATCCCTGTCGCAATGGTTAGAGACATGAAAGCGATTGACTTGACTTTAACTATGTAACACCCATAGATTAGAAATACCTGCACAAACCATAGGAGGAATAATGCAGAAAATATATACAGTCCCAAAGGAACCACACAGCAGTCAGGCATGGCTGAACCAGCGGTTCTGGAATGAAGCATTAGAGAAACGGATCACCGGCTCACAAGCTGCAGCGATCCACGGAGAACACAAATACACCACACCGGCTGACTATGCGGTAGAACTTTTGGCAGACACACCCCCTGTACCAAAAGAACAGAACGATGCGATGCGTCGAGGCACAATCCTTGAAGCCCCACTCATGGGTTGGGCAGGAGAAATCCTTAAAGAAACCATCAGCGAACCATCAGAACTGTATTGCTATGAGGAACCTGGTGTCCGCCTGTTGGCAACGATGGACGGTCGCTCAATCAGTGGCAAGTTTTATGAACTCAAAACCTATAACAAGCGTTGGACGGGACAACTTTCCCGAACCTGGTACTGGCAGGGAGTTCACCAAGCGATATGCACAGGTAGTCACGAAATCAACTGGATCATATTTGACAGCGACCTGCAACTTCAGTTCCATACACAGACCGTGAGCAGTGACGAGAAACAAATCCACATTGAGGCAGCCCGCAAATTCTTGGGGTTCATCGACATGGGAATGATGCCTGACATAGCTGATCCCACCTATGACAACGCCGCTTCGCTCTACCCCGAAGGTTACGGAAACACAGTCGTACTCGGCCATGAGGTGTACGCGAGTCTAGAGCGTTTAGCGCAGGCTCGTGAAGACAAACGTCAAGCCGAACTGGTTGAGGATTTGATCAAGGGCGAGTTGGCAATGCTGTTGCAGGACGCTGAGTATGGCGCGATTGACGGAACACAGGTCGTATCGTGGAAGAACAGCAAGCGAACATCGTTTGATACCAAGAAGTTTGAGGCTGAACATCCTGCATTGGCAGAGAAGTTTAGGAAAACAACAACCTTCCGCACCATGCGGATCATCGCTAAGGAGGCGAAGTAATGGATGAGAAACAGTTGATAATGGCAACACTCAAATTGCATGAGTTGTCTGGTGATCTTGTCCGTGAGGCAGAGAACTTGGTGGCCCAGGCTGAGGGTTTAGATATGGCGTGTTACGAACTGTTCAGCAAACTGAATCCGCTTGACGGATCGTGGGTTGACAGCGACACATGGGATGAATTCAAACAACAAATAATCAATTACTGCGAAGGAGCAAAGTAATGAAACTAGAAGAAATCATTGGCAAGTATGGTGTGCCTGATCCGAAGATCGTGGGCAAACTACCTAAAGGTGGGATGCAGCTTGACTTCGTAGGTCACGCTGATGTCACCAAAATGTTGATCGAGATTGACGCTGAATGGACATGGGAGCCAACCGCATTTGACGCAAACGGATTGCCGGCTTACCGTGTTGAGAACGGCATGGCACACATGGCAGGCTGGCTAACCATCCTCGGCGTACGTCGCTTGGGTGTTGGCTCAGTCATGCACAACAAACCTGACCTACTCAAAGAGTTGATCTCAGACTTCATTCGTAACGCTGCGATGCGCTTCGGTGTATGTCTCGCGTTGTGGACGAAACAGGAATGGGAAGATGTATCGCACACCCCATCAACCCCTGTTGCCAAGCCTGCAATACCACTAAAAGATATGTCAATATCAATATCTAAAGCATCAGCGACACACAACGATCCGCTGGTGTCAATGGACAACATCAAGCGTTTCGTCGATGCGTGTAAGGCCATTGGTCTGGAAGCTGAAGGAGTTGCAAAGTCAGCGAAGGTTGATCTTGCCGATCTTAGAGAATCACAGATGCCAACGTTGCGTCAAGCATTTGCTGTAGCAAAAGAAACCGTGCAAACGTTTGCCAAAGAAGAAGAGCCTGAAGTGATGGACGATTTTAATCCTCAGTTCAAAACCACAGAAGAAGCCGTCGCAATGGTTATCAATATGTTCTCCGCTGAGGAAGTGGTAGCAGAATCCAAGGCAAACCATCCGGCTAACGGGACACCACAGATCAAGGAACCTGGCGCACCGGCAACAACAAAACAGATCGGTATGTTCAGGGCTTTGGCTTCCGGAAAAGGTATCTCAAGCAAAGCAGAGCAACTGTCTATGGCATCAGACTCATCGGGCCGTGTTATCGGATCGCTGGAAGAGCTGACCAAGTCAGAGATCTCTGAACTCATCACCATCTTGAAGGCGTAGTCATGGACTTCGACATCTCAATATCGGGTGATCAGGTCACCATCAAACCTAAATCTAAGGTGTTCTTCACTAACGAAGAATTCCAAAAGATGTTCGACGAGTATCAGAAGTGGCGTGAGGTAGCACTTATGTTCATGCAAGGACATCACGAGAATGACAGGGACGCAATCAAACACGCTGCGAATCTTTGCGTGTTGTATGAGGCAGATGGTCAGGACGAAGACGACCTGTACCCGCTATGACGGTCACACAGAACAGGAAGGATTACTGTGAAGGCAACAAAGAAAAATGCACAGTCGATGGATGCCCTAAGTTTGGAACTCTTGGACGTGAAGCTCGTGACGGTAAGCGACGGGTCAAAGGATGTAACGATCCTGTTGCTCGCGGAAAACGCTCACGAACTAAAGGTGATAGCAAAGCTCGACGTGCTCGGAAGAAGTTGGGCCTTAGTGCGACAGGTAATGCGGGCACTCGCCATGAAGAACATTGGGGCGGGATGTTCCGCGTCGAAGTTAAAGCCGGTGCACAGGTGGGTCCGATCGCTACACGTTTCAATCAGGCTCGTTTACAATCTGAAGAATCGAAAGCGTTGGGTGACATTAGACCTTTCGCGATGATTGCTATGCCGGATGGCAGTAGTGACGGTATCGTGTTGATGACATTGAATGAGTTTGCGGAACTGGTTTCCCTTATTTCATAAGCAATCCACAAAATTTGCTAGTCTTGGAGGACCGATGAGATTATTTATACGGCTATTTGCCGTTTCTCTAGTAGGGATTATTACCTTCGGCAGCATGGTTAAAGCTGCTGAAGCCCCTGCCAACCCTGTGAACCCGTCAGCATCGCCTCTCTCGGAGGCTCTCCGCTTGTCTGAGAAGGCTTTGGCGCTACCAGTTGAGGTGGTTCCGGAGGGTGTGCCGGCAGATAAAACGAAGCGTTGCCCCCAATGGGAGGGGCAGTTCGCAGAGTTCGGCCTGCCCGTTGAAACGTTCTCGTACATCGCATACCGCGAAAGCCGGTGCAACCCACTGGCCCACAACAAAACCCTGAACCGAAACAAAACGCAAGATAGGGGCTTGGTCCAGATAAATTCTGGGTGGAAGACCGTGACCTCTAAAGAATGTGCTTCCCAGTACGGTGATTTGTCGGTACTGTTTGATGTGCGGTGCAACCTTGCTGTTGCCCGATATCTCTACAGGAACGGCGGGCTAAGGCATTGGAATTTATAGACGAATATCAAGATGATTACGAGGGAGAAGAGATGTCAGCAGCCGAGGACTACTACAGTCTGGTCAATAAGCAGTTCGCTTTCGTGGAGGAAGCAGCGTGTCGAGGAGCAGGCCCAGACCTGTTCTTTCTTAACGAGGATGAGAGAGGTGCGAACCATATCAAGCTCGCCGAAGCACGAACCGTTTGCTTTACTTGCAAGGTGCAAAAAGAATGTCTTGACTTTGCTGTAGAAAACAACATAAAGTCAGGGATATGGGCTGGTACAACACCACTACAGAGGAAGGCATTGCGTCGTGAGCATCGAGACACCAATCGAATTTGAGTTAGAGCAATACAAGGATCGTGTAGACGCTATGCAAATAGCGAACGAAGTGTTGCGCGATGAGCGCGACCGGTTGAAGGATGCAGCTGACTCGCTTCACGTAGAACTAGAAGCTTGCCGGCTATCGCTGAAGCAAGCCGAATCAGTTATCTCCAGACTGCGAAACCATATCGCACAAGGAATAGAACTTTAATAACAACCGAGGGGAAACATGAAGCCTGTACATATTGAACTATTTATTGACCGACTATGCGGCTTGTTCCCAACAACGAACATCGCACGAAACACATTGAAATCTTCGTGGACTAAAGACGATCTACTACTAGACGCAACAGAAGAAGACGGCAAAGCCGTACTCAAAATGTGTGAAGGCTTGGACAGATTCCCAGGCTCATTGGGTGAAGTGAAACGAATGTTCCGCAGTCTGCGCGGCGTTTCCGATAGCGCTTTTGGTTGCGACTCATGTGGACTCAGTGGTTGGGACATGGGTAGAAAAGTTATTGACGGTGTCGAAACCTTCTATACGACGACATACATGGGCAGAACTTACACATATGTGAAGCCATGCAAATGTCGGCAAGCCGCATGAAAGGTGAACATTGGGCTTGCACTAGTTGCCGGCAACGAATGGTTACCCATGTCCAGCTGAAGCAACCCCCAACTTGTAGCAATAAACATAAACCGACAGAAATGGTGAAAGTAAAATGACGTTTGACGAATGGATTAAAGATGGGTACGAGCGCGGTTATTGCTCTCCTCCGGTATGCGTGATACACGATGGGATTCCAACGACGGCTTCCGAAGATGAAGAACTATTCGACGGCGAAGAGCCATGCTTCCACGGTGTCCGTCTGTACGACGATCTGCAAACCAAGAACGGTTGCGAAGCGAACTCACCGTGCGCGGTGTGGCGGGCATCAAACTTGGGTTGGTGAAAATAAAAGAGACCGCCTCAACCCGTCGGGGTAGAGCGGGGAAGCGGTCTCAGTGGTGGCAACACGGTCACGGGTAGGTACCCCGCAAGCGTTTAAGCGTTGCCTTACCTCTATTTAAGCTATCTGCTTTGGTGTGACACCAACAAATCCGGATCCGTCAATCGCTGCGCGAGCGCTCCTGACGTTAGTGAACTGATACCAGAAGCGTTGTGCGTCCGTGAATGTATGACCCTGCCAGCGATGGTACCCAGCCCAGACACGCCCGTCACAATCTCGGACAATAACCCATCGGTCGGATGAAGGTTTAACGTGGCGCTCGAATGCCGCAACCTTGACGCGCTTCACGGTAATACGTGCCAGCCTGCGCCATCTCATGAGATCCTCGCTATCGCTTGGAGGCCAGCGTCAGTTATGCGGCAACACTGCTGCATCGATCCAGTAGATGATTCCCGCATCTCTCCAGTTGGTTCAATGTATCCTGCGCGACGCAGCTCGCTGCACCGTTTCCAGTACCCAGCGTTTCGCTCAGCCAATCCTGACAGCACCCCAGCCACTTCATCAGTAATGCTATAGACGCATGACGCGTATGTCTCGAGCAGTTTGGTTCGTTGTGAGCCAGCGCGAATCGTCACATCTTTAGCACCCTCCACACTGGTATTCGAGTCCGTCCTTCTAACGTCAAGCCATCCGTTGGCGTGACCGATGGCTGACCATTCTTCATACGACATTGTCTTCGACGTCGTTCTATTCGAAGTATCAAACAGCTCGTCAGTTAATCGTTGTAAAGCTTCGATATTCATTAGTGACCCTCCATCTCAATAAGTGTTTCCATAATTTCCCAACCAATCTCTACCGATCGGTCATGTAATCCTTTGGCAATTCGATCAAGCATCTCGTAGCATTCATCTTGTGATAAGTAGGGGCGCAAAGATTGCACGTCCTCCCATGACCATTTGATTACCACGTTGTCTCTATCTTCGTTAATAACAATTTGTCCGTTCATTCTTTACCGTCCATGTAACTAGCTACTACTAGACGCTCATCCCAGCCGATTACTTTTGCATCGCTTTCGGTGGTGATGTAGTCCATCGCGGATACCCCGACGAAATTCCCGTCGTATGTCTCTATGGCTACGAGCATGGTCAGCTCGACAAGTTTTGTTGTTGCTAAAGTTTTCATTAGTTTTTCTCCTCGTTGTTGGTGTATGTATCTACTTGTATTTCGACTAACTCTTCTTCGCATGGGATTTCTGTAATGAGGTATCCAATGCGATTAACTAAATGGAATCCATTAACTAACCATGTTCCGGTATCGCCGTCGACCCACGTCCAAACGTTCTGATCCGGTTGGGATGCCACGAATTCCAGCTCTTCCCCGTACGTTTCAAACATCATGCCGTTATCGTCGTCCGTTGACCACGCGGCATCGGGGTTGATATGGTTAGCAATTGGCCTGTACTTCCGTTCCCATATTTCCAGCTGCTGATCGATCTCTAATGCTGCACCCACTACTCCCCCTCCTGATCTGTTGTGAATTCGACGCAGCTAACTAGATCGCTGTCGCCTGATTGATTCATTTCGGCATAGCATTCGCCCACTTCTATAGCGAACGATTCGGCATCCCATTCTGCGGGTACTCTGAATTTAAGTGTGATTATCTGCGCTCCCATGGTTGCCCCTATAACCACTCTGCTAAATCGCCGTCGGCAATGTCGTCGTAGTCGAGGCCGTGCGCTTCCGCGATCGCCTCCCATACGTCCCGCTCAATGTCATAGATCGGGCGACGGTTAGCCCCGTCCAATATGTTAAGTATTTCCCTATTTATCATGACCCCTCCCGAGGTTGAATTGTCTAGACGTTGTTGCCTAGATCGTGCCCGCCGTAGTCGTGAACTACGCGCCCCCTACGGGGTACGGGCTACCAGCTACCAGCCGCGGCGGTTTATCTGCTCGCGTCGTCGTAGAACGTTCGCTCGAGTGCGCGCCCGTCGTTGCTCAGGCGTTGGCCTTTTGTCGAGCCATGTTTGTAGTAGGTACGCGCCCCACATTGGAGAACATAAGAGCAACGCGCCCGCGCCTATCTGCAAAGTTTCGATAATCATTATTCACCCCCTCCTATATCGCCCGAACGAATTCGGATCGACCGATTAACGCCCGCGCTTTACCCTTGGCGGCTAGATCGACCCAAGCTCCGCGCTCGTCGAATCGATTATCTGTCGAGTCACCATCGACGACGGGTAACCCCATGAACGTAGACGGCGGCGGCGTGTTCTTCTTGCGCGTTGTCACGACGGCGGCGGTGCCACCACGAGCAATAAACGCGGCAACCTTCGCTAGATTGCTCGACTCGTTAACCGAATACACGGCGCGATAATTTGCGGCAACCATGCCCGAGCCACTGAGTACGGCGGCGTTCTTGGTGTAATCGTAGAAGAAAACATTACCGAACGTCGAACCGTCGACCAATTGCGGAAGAATTCGGTACCATCGGAGATCGGAATTAACGTTTAGACGTACGAGCACCCGTTCATAGCTTGCCGATAGTCCGCGCAATTCGTGAGCCAGTAGCCGCGTGAATTCTTGCGGGTGCTCATACAAAAATAACGTCTTCACGTTGCGGCCTTGTTGCGTGTTCGCGTAGCGGCCGTTCCCGTTGTCAAGTACACAAACACGGGCACACTCGCCGCGCCACGGGCAAGTCTCGACGCCTGAGACGGCGGCGTGTTGAAGGGTGAGCCCTACCGTGAATTCTTTAGACTTGCCGAGCTTGGCCTGACTTGCGGGGTAAGTGAGCAATTTCGGAGCGTCATACTTGAACCCGTGAGACTCGCGGAACGACGCCCAAACAATACGCGCGGCGCGTAGGGACGCTTGCTCGACGTCGTCGAGTGCTCGCCCCATATCCTCCGAGCATGATTCGAGCGCCGTCGATAAATTCGGCACCCGTTTACTGATGGTCACACTTTGCATATTTAACCCCTAACTAGTGAACGGGCAACGCCTCCGCGCCCGTGAGCTCGAGACTACCTCGAGCGTCGTGCCAGTGTCAAGCTATGACGCCTACGCCCCCGAACGGGGCAACACTGGCGAACCTTTACAAGTCGAGCGCCCGCCAAGCGTCGACCACGATGCCTATTAAGTCGAGGCATTCGCCATCGGTGTAATGAGCCCCGTCGAGGTTATGCATCATCAACACGAGCTCGAGTGCGCGCCCGTCGAGCCCCTCGCCGCTATCGATCCCGCGTTGTAGCTCATCATGAACGGATAGACGTACGTCGTCGGCGCACCATGACTCGAGCGCCATGGAATAGCTCGACTCTTGCTCGGCCTCGATCTCTTCGAATGATGCCATGACTACACCCCCTCGACGTACTCGAGCGGCGACACTTTGCGAACCGTGCCGCATCGACCGAGCTCGACACACTCGGAGCAAGTCGGCACCCATCTAAGCACGGGATGAGCTACCACGAAAGACGGGGGGCGCGGGCAACCCGACCACGAACACGAGTCGGGGAATTCTCCCGACCAATTCACGCCCTCGGCTATCTCGAATGCCAATATTTCGCGGTTCATCGAGCTACCCCATCGACTCGAGCGGCCTTCGCCGCATCCTGAAAATTGCCCCATTCAACATGAAACGCGTCGAGCGTGACCGCGTCGAATTGTCGGCGGATAGCCTTCACCGTTGCTCGAGCACTCGAGCCGAGCCCCAGCGCGGCGGGCGAATCATACTCGACCCATTCCGTCGACCAATACTCGGCGTCGTTCAACAAGTCGGCAATCTGGCGGCCTTCGAGCTCGACGAGTAAACCCTTGCCACTTGCTCGAGTGACGACATCGCCCCCGATACACCTCGAAGAATGATCGTAGAAGAACACGCGCGGCACCTTCACCGAATGCATCATGACCGAACCCCCTCGACGTCGACGGCCTTGCCCTCGTTTAAACGCCCGTAGCAATCGCACCCCATGGCATCAGGATGCCCGCAACGAACATAAACCCCCGCCGCGAACCATGCCTGATTTTTGTAATCGAACCCAAAGAGCTCGACTACTTTTGAATTTTCATTCATCGCTTACCCCTAACTAATCGCCCTACGCCTCCGCAAGGATCGAACCCCGAACGAGCTCGACGAAACGAGGATAGCACCCACACTCGACGAATGCAAGTCACCCAAAAAATCGACCCACACTCGACGAACCCCCAAGCTCGACACACAACACGAACCGACCCCCGAGAGTAGGCGACACTCGAGCGTCGTTACTTGTTGCCGGTGGGGGTGTCATTGTTGCGGGTATTGCGGGGGGTAGGGGTGTCGTTCATCGCGCGCGCACGGTAAGAGCACCCCGAATCGGCGGCGTACATCGCGCGTACGCGGTAAGCGCCACCATCGAGCACGGGGGATCTGCCTTAGCACCCCCCCATACATATACATATTAGGGTTGCTCTCGATATGTGGTTTTGTGACTACTTTGGGTGGTGGGTTGTGGTGACTGTGGGTGGTTGCCGGTTCCACCTTGGGAGGTGGGTTTGGGGTTGTGATTGATATTCACACACTGTGTGTATGTCTATTCCGGTGGGCTAAAGATTGTTAGCTCCCCCCACGGTTCGCTCCTTTGAGAGCAGGTCGCCGTAGCCAAGTATTTAGCCGACACCTTTGTTTGATGATATGTCGTTCATCACGCTGCTTGAACTAGTTAATAGTTCATCTACACAGGTTCCCCTGTTTACGCCCCGCACCATGCAACCGGTGTACAGCCTGTGATTATTGCTGGTTTGCCGTCATCCCGACGGGTGTGAGTGTTGAGTGTAGCAGGTATGTTATTGTTTGCAACGGTATACCAAACACATCTCTAGAGAGCATGGGAAAATTTTATGGCTATGAAAAAGTTGGGTCCAGATAAGAAAAAAGGCATGAAAGCTGATGCTGCTCGTAAGACCAAAGAAGCACAGTCGATGGGCATGGGCAAAGTGAAAGCTGTTAAGTCTGCTATTGCTGACACGAAGCGTAAAACTGCTGAAGCGAAATCGTTCCCTCCTGCAAAGAAAGCTCCTTCTTCATATGCTCTTGGGTTGACTCCTAAAGCGAAAAAGGGTGGCATGGGTTTCCCAACCGCTGCACAACTTAAGCCTGTTACGAAGCCGGCAATGGAGCA